TTTTTGAGTAGCATCTAAGTCTGCTAGTTCTGTTGTACGCAAAGTTTCAACAAGTGTTTTGCCGTTAATAATTCTTTCGGCTACGGGCAGGTCTTCATTAAGCAATGTTCTATCAATTTTGCCTAATTCTTGCTGAATAACAATGTCATCTTTTACTGAGTTTAAGAAGCTGATTGTTTTAACTGGGTCTAACACTCCAGCGTCAATGCCTTCTTGCATATCTAATTCAAGTTGAGCAAGACTTTCAGTAACTTGGTCAGGCATGCCTTCGCGGGATAAATTAGAAATGTTTGTTCTTTGCGTTTCTGCGCCAACCAAAAGATCAGCGCCAATCTTGTTGTCAGCTTTAATTTTTGCAGCTTTGTTAACTGCTCTAACAGCCGTTCCATTAGCTTGCTCATAATAGCGACCTGCTTTGGCTTTAACTATCTCTGGGGCATTTTTAAGCAATCCAGAAATTTTAGCATCTACTTCAGTTTGGTAAGCAACAAGGTCATCAGGGTTATTTGCTTTAGAATCAAGAATGGCATTTTCCATATCGGAAGTAATGACCGAATAATAAGCACCAACTGCCGCGTTGTTATACGTTGTGCCACCCCAAGATAATGCGCTCCTTTTCTCTAACTCTGTGCCTTCTTCCCTAGCTTTAGCGACTGCTTGTTCTGCCTGTTCAGGGGCTGCTGCTTCGGCTTTAGCTTTACCTATGCCCACAGCAAGCTGGCCTACCTCTGAAGATAAACCTGCTAATGCTTTAAATCTATCGCCAACAGTATTGTCTATGCTAGTAGGGGTAAACTTACCGTAAAAGCCAATTGGTTTTTGTGCCATCTTTAATGCCTTTTAGGTAATTTTTGAAGCTTGATAAGTTGCATTTGCTTGACCAATTTGTGCAGCGCCAGAAAGCAATGTACTAGCAGCAGAAAGATTACCTGCACTTCTTGCAGTTGAGCCTTGGCGTTTAAACTGAGCTTGCTTTAAACGAGAGCTAAGACCAGCCATGCCTTCACTAAGACTAGCTTGTTCAGCAGAACCTAAGGCAATACTAGCAGGAGTACCTTCCATTCCTATGTTGCCAGCAGCTAATGCAGCATTGTTAGCAGCTAAGACTTTATTCAACTCTTGCCTACGCTGTAGTTCCAACGATTCAGCAGCAAGCTTTTCTTCTTCTGCGGCTCGATTCATTTCTATTTGCTGTGCTTTACCAGCGTTTATTTGGCCTACTGCGGATACAACGGTAGATGCAGCCATAACACCAGCTATAACGACAAATGACATTATATAACCTCCAGCTCAACAAGAGCCTTTTCTATTTCTTCAATATTAGTTAATTGAGTTGGATGGTATGTTATCCAAATACAGTCTGTGTGCGCGTAAATAATTCGTTTAGTTCCCGGCAATGTTTCACCTAAAAACGGGGCTTTAATATCTTCTCGTTCGTGTACAGTTACTACAGAGCATTCGCCTTTAACAACACTGTAGAAATGACGAGTTTTATGTTTAGCGCCTACTACACAAGTATTAGCTGGCATAAACATTTCACGCGCATACATACCGTCTGAAAAATGATGGCGATTTACAACATCTGCTTTAGGATATTCTTTTAAAACATCCTGAAACTTATAGATGCTGTCTTGAACTGCTAGATTCACGATGATTCTACCTCGTATTCAATAGCCTGTAGGTGTAATGGTGCTGGGTCAGGTATGGTAATTGTCGGAACTACGTCTATACCCCAGCCGTTACCACCATTGTTATCCTGAATAATACCAGTTCTAATCTCAAAAGGTGTGCCTAATGGACTATCTGCTGATTCACCAAAGTTTCTAATAGGCACAGGATTGCCGTCAACGTACACCCCTGCGCTCTCATGCACTCTAATGTTCATGCGTGTGATCTTCTTCTCTCGCATCGCATTGGGCGCAGTCGCGCTTGTAGAGGTGTTTAAAGGCATGGGTACTACCTTCACTACAAAGTTTAATCCAACCTCTAGGTTTAAGTTGCCACTTGATAGTTCTTCAGCAGTTAACGTAATAGTGCCTGTGTTAGACACTGTACGCTTATCCAGGTTGTTGCCATTGCCTATAACGTTCACAATGGCCCCGTTAAGGTGTTGATGCCCTAGAGACACTGTAGTGCTAGACACGTTATTAATTTTAACTGATGCGTCTAATAAATGGTTAAAGCTCCATCGGTCTAAAGAGTACCTAAAGTTAGTACCATCGGTAATGTACCGAGTAACTACATATAGCTCGTTTTTAACTACAGAGGCAGATACTAGTAACCTAGGTATTTCTACATCACCAGTAAAATAGCCGCTTTTAGAATTAATGTAAGACGTAAATCCATTAATGTCCTGCGCTCTTACAGTGTTTAATACAGCGCCATTACCATCTTGGTTAATAATAAAGACCCAATTAGAGTCTTCTGCTGTAGTGCCTGACAATACTGCTACGTCTTGCGGTACATCAATTAGCTGAGATGATAAGACAGAGATGTCATTAGAGGTATATGCGTCCTCATTAAAGTTAAACACATATTGCCGTAATGTCTTACCATTCTGATCAACAAACAACGTAGCGCCATCTAATGATTTAGCTTCTAAGTAAGACGATCCATGCTGTGTCTGGGATATAATAGACACTGTAGTAGGGGTATTACCTTTAACTAAGAACTCTGCGCCTGTAGTAAACACCTGTAGGCCACGATCAGAGTTAATGTCTACAATCTCTGTTTGACTGCGAGATGTAATGTTAAGAAACATACCTTCATCATCATCGCCTTCTTCAAAGAAGAAATCAAAGAATGATCCTGCTTTAGAAGCAAATAAGCTTTGAGTTTTAGATTTAGCTCCACCTAACCATAAACGGCCTTCGTGGAATGTACCCATCCTTGGGTAACCACGATTCGCACTCCAAACATCTTCTTTTCTAGGTGAACCTTGCTGGTTAACAACAAAAGCAACTGTATTATTTGCGCCTTGAGTATCCGAGGTTGGGAAGCCTGACCATTGCTCAAAATTTTTGGCTGATTCTCCAGATACTTGAATAACAAATGTTGAGTTATTAGAAGACGTAACAGTTACTCCAGAATCCCCAAACACAGGCATGTCTTGTAAATTCCGCTGTACACTGGCTGCTGATGAAGCGGCACTTCCGGTGCGAGTTATGGTTTTGCTTATTACGCCTTCCACATCTATTTGGAATCTATCGCCTTCTGAAAAATTATTTAAAGTCATTGTTGTTTGATAAGTCACCGGAATAGGACTTAAAGCATCGTTATAATCATATTGAGGAACATTAAGATAAGGAATCTCATCAATAGCAAAAGAATCCCCAGTATTAATAATTCTTTGTGACGCATAGTTTTCATGAAACATAAGCATCACGTTTTCAGTTTGGACATCACGAACTTTAGCAATTTCAGTAAACCTGTACGGAATAGACAAATTAGCGACTAGCACAGTCTCTGTAATTGTCTCGTAAGGGATTCGGTAAATAGCTAGGTTGCCAACAGGAGGAGGATTAGTTGCGCTATATGGAGGGGTCGAGGTGCCTCCACCAGTAGCTACGCACAAGTAATGCCTATTGTCTTCTACACTAAAATCAAAAGTTTTAACGTCAGAAAAGCTTAAATTATCATATTGAACATTTAATGCACCTATAGATACATATTGAGTTGCTCCACTCCAAGCAGCAGCTAGGCGAACTAGTCGCACATAAGGCGTAGCTACAGTGTCTGTAATTTTTACTCTTAAAGATTGAGCTTCTGAACTGACAGAAATGCTGCCACGATCAGTCCAAGTAGAGTTATTAGAAGATGTTTGTATTTTAAAAGATGCTGTATTTGCGTTAACAACAGACAATTGAATATTAAGCACATCAATAAACATCATGCCTAAAGTGGTAGCACTCATATCGTAATGAGCAACAACGTACTCGTTAGCATCTATAGCCGAGGTAGTAAGTGTTTTAGTAGCTGGATTAAAATCATTGATATTAGCAACAGTACCGCCTTTAGGCATGGTAGCTGTAAACTGGCTGCTTAAATATGGCCCTATAATGTTAATAGGCTTGTCTATATGTTCAGTGCCAGGTCTTCTTTTAACGCCACCCTGCGGAACAATGACTACGTTTTCAGCAGTAGATAGACCAGCATAGTATTGCTCTAGGTCTGTACGTCCACGCAAAAGCGGTGAAAGTTCGCCACTGGCAAAACTAGTTTGAAGAAAATGGGATTTAGGCATTAGCGCCTCACATTAATAAATGGCTGGCTTCTAAGCGGTTCGGTAGGATATTGTTGGGAGTCAGTATAACGCGCCATACGAGAAGCGTTTGTATACTTACCCGCATTAACTTCGGCTGACGCTGCACTATCTCTAATAGATGGTGCAAAATCCATAGCCAAAGCGTATTCAATCATTTTAGCAAAGTAGACAGGCCACTCGCTTTCAGACACGTTAGCAATGTAGTCACAATACAAAGGGCCAGACGTATTTGCATACACCTTATTACCATATATCCTGTATTGGATTGCCGGGTCTAGTTTAATAAGAACAAGCATATCAGTAGGTAACTGATACACGTTTTGATATTCGGTGCCAATTGGAGTTTCTGTAGTTAATGCTAACTGCGCTTTACGCCTAGCAAATCCCCACCGATGCTTGGTAAGTTCCATTTGGACAATGTTGTCATACAGGTTGTTGGCAACAGTTTCTGCTCGTGAGTTTCCACTTAAAGATGTAATTGGTAAATCACCAATCAAAATCAAAGCGTTAGAAATTAACCCAATCTTTGTTGCCATTATTCTTGCCTTTATTTAATGCTTAATTAAATGATCTAGCATAGATTTATTTGTTGAACGCCTTTTATCGCCAACTTTTTTTCGGTTTTTTCTAGCATCGGCTATTTTAGCGTTTCTAGCATCTATTCTTTCTTGCCTTTCTTTTCGCTTTTGCTCGCCTACTTTTTGTCTAGCTGTTACTGCTTTTTGTCTTTTAATAAGCGCAGCTTTTGTTTTTGCTTTTTTTTCGGCCCTATCAGATGCTGATTTAGCATTCATTGCCTTTTTTTCTGTTGTTGAGTATTTTCTAAGTTCCATATAAACCTCAGATTATTATTTTGGCTTTTTAACTTTTTTTGGTGGACGGCCTTTAGTGCTTCCGTATGTACCTGTACCTTTTGGCATGTTTCTTTTCTCAGTAAGAAAGGGGGGCGAACCCCCCAGACGTTGTGCTTTTTTACTTTACGCGGTTACTACTATACCGGCAGCCGCTGTAATGCTTGTAGCGGTTTGAGTCTTGATGTAAGTTAAATGCACTACTGGTGCAGCAGCATTGGTGGTGTCTTTACAAATAATTAGATCACCTATGCTTAACTCACTGAGGGCCGCAAGAAAATAATCTGCGTTATCAATAACAGCCTTAGCATCAGTAGAAGTATACTGCCAAGTGCTGCCGCCTGTACCACTGCCGCCAATGCGACAAAATCCTGCTCTTGCAAATGCCATAATATTTTCCTTATGCTGTTTGAGTGTATTGAACTTTAACTAAACCACCTTCATCGCGCACAACAGAGCCAGCCTTCAGCATTCCGTTACACAACCAAGAAGTACGTTCAGCAACCCAATCAATTTCTGTTTTCATGTCAATACCAATGGCAATGCCAATAGCAGGACGTTGAAAGAAGTAAGAGTCAACTACGTTACCAGCAGTGGTTAAACCACCTTCAATACGAGATTCAAGAATAATAAACTTAAAGCCGACTAATGTGTCAATCTCTCCGCTTACTAGAGCTTTAATAGCTTGATAGTCAGCAGAAGTAGCGGTTTCGTCATTAAGAAGTCCACCAAGACCAAGAGCGTTTACCGCAGCAAACAATTCTGAGTTAGGCACACCTTGATTACGAAGTTCAACTTGAGCTTTAATAACCTTTGCCATGTTAAGGTTAGTGTTGTTTCCACCCACGTTAGTGCCAATAGTAGCAGTTAGCGGAGTAGAGGCATCCATCGCATCAATAACAAGCTGGTCAGTTCTGCGACCTAGAGCCATAGCAATAGTGCTTGCTAGTTCTTGCTTCTCATCAAAGTTAACATCTTGAGCATCGAACATGTCGGTGTACTCAGGAGCATTCCAGTTACTTAAAGTTGCAGTTTTAAATTCGTGTGATACGTCCATAGGAGTTACTAGGTCAGAAGTAGACTTCTGGTTAGCAAGGCCTTTGCCCATACGACGGAATTTATATGTATCACCAACTACATTGTTGCGCTGAGTTACAGCACCTCTCAATAGGCCAGTACCTTGATAGGCATGCTTGACCATACTGTCAAATTCGGTGACAGCTACAGCAGATAGATTTTTACTCATGGGAGATTCCTCGAAAAAGAGTAATTAATAAAAAGTTTTTCAAGGTTTGTGCTGAGTACCCAGTAAATTGGTCAGCATTCAACCTAAATTTACCGGGCCTTTAAGAAAGGGTATCCAGTTATTGAATTATACCTTGAATACCCCTGTGTTATCAACCAACAGTCCGGTGATGTGGCGTATTTCCACCGTAATCCTGCATCATTTGTTTAATTTTTGCATCATGGCTTACACTAGAGCTACGGAGAAGACCACCTTGCTCATCTTTTTTAAACATTTCCGATTCAATATCAGACCAAGTTAGACCCGTAGGGCTTTCACCACCTTCAATTGGCAGTTTAGTTGGGGCTGTAGCTTTAACTAACATTTCAATTAATTGAACTGACTCTGCTGAAGTTACCAAACTACGAGCAGATTCAAAATCATCGGCACTCATATTGTTTTTCATAAAGCCCTCAACAGTTTTAATGCGCTGTTGTGCGTTGTCTCCTAACTTGGACAATTCTTGCTCTTGATTGTATTCTTCAGCTACTTCACCTTGAGTGCTTAACAATTGCCATGCATCATTAAATGCGTCTTGAGACATATTAGTATTGTTAGCAAACTCAGTTAACTCTGATAATAGTACATCATCAGACTCTATTCCTTCAGGGCCGCTGTATCCATCTTTAGGTGCGCCTGTAAATCCTCCAAACTTCTTTTCTAATTCTGTATACGCTTTAGCTTGCTCTGAAACAGATTTGTATTTGCTAGGGTTGTACCATTCGGGCATATCCCCAGCGCCTTTAATTCCCTCTGATAAAAAGTATTCGCCTTCATTCAATGTTGGTGATGCTTGATCCAACAGGGTATCGCTGGTTGTTTCTTCTGGTGCGGCCTGTTCTTCTAACATAATTGCTCCCAAGGTAAGTCAATAATCTTTCTTAACTTGCCCAGTGGTTGGTGTTTAAGTTTAATCTCGCATAATCTGCGCTTTCCATTTAGCAAGGCAAGAGAGTTAACGTCAATCCATTCAACGCTTCTGCCATTCCGATTACACCGAAATGCACAAAATTTGTGTACATAATCAAAGCTATCAAATTTATATTCTTTAGCTAGATCATCTAACCATGACATTTGAAATTCAATTTTGTCTAAATACCTTTTAGATTCTTCGCCTATAAGAACTTTTGGCGTAACTTTGACAGCACGTTTTGTAACTTCTTTAGTCATAGAATTTCTGCTTGGTTGATTTGATTAATAATAAATTTAATTACTCCAGATTCACCATTATGATAAGCAGCTTCATAATCAGCGTTAATAGAACCGAAAGATGTATCGTTGTCGTAAATAAACCTTTTGTGCAAATCAGCAATAACCTGCTTTCCTTCTTCAGAGTTAAAACATCTGTTGTACGCTTTAGCCAACTCAGCAGCCTGCGACCGTTTAGCCGCATTTTGCTGTTTAGCAGCATCAGGATTAACCGATACTTTATCTATTTCGTCCCAACTCATTGCATTGGAGGCTGTGCAGGTGGCATACCAGCCTGTGCAGCTTCAGCACCAGCTTGAATAACCTGTGCTTTTTCTGCGTCACTTCTAATTAACTCTGCTGGCATACCTGTTTTACCTCCTGCCCAAGTACCGAAGTCCTCAAGCTTAAACGCAATCTTGGCTTGGTCTGGCCCAGCAGTCTGAAGCACAAAGGCAACAGCTTGTTGAACAGACATTAAGTCCTCACCGTCTTGAGCTTTAGCTAA